GTCACCATATTGCGTTCCATGATCCGTCATGGAACAGAGGCTGAAACGCTCTATATTGCCATTATCCATTTTTACCATCTTTCTCCTAAAAATCCTGTGCCTACAGGTTGGCTTTCGGGTGGAATAGCAACCCGTTTATGATGGGCTTTCGCCAAATGGTAAGGCAGATGACTTTGACTCATCCAGTGTCGGTTCGATTCCGGCAAGCCCAATATCCAAATTTTAAACGCACACATGAAAGAAAGAAAGGATAGTAATTATGCTTATTTATGTAAAAGACTCGGTAGCCAACGAGAGCTATCTCATTATGCTGCAACAGGGTACGGGTGACAACCTCTTGGACGAAGACATTGATGACGGATATGTCGGATATGTGAACTATTATGTCGATAGGTTCACAGGTCATTACGGCGACGATAACGGATTTCATTATTATGATGGTGGAATGTATCTTTGCACACAAGAAGAGTTCCGCCATATAGAGCAGGGGAACATGGAGTACCTGCTCGATGAAATTATTCCCTATATTTTTGCAAGCGGTTTGCGCAACATCAAACTGCCCGACGGTGTCACCTACAAAATCGTCGATAAAAGATTGGAGGAATAATTATGATAGGTTTCAAAAAGATCGTCAATCCGTGTACTTGTAATGCATATGGCTGTATATCTCACGTCAATGCCTATGCAAAAATCGAATACGATGGCACTTGCCTGAGTATTCATGGTGTTATTGGTCCTAAGTCGAATGGAAACTGCGTCGGTAGCGCAGGCCAGTGCGTGGATGAAATCAGAAACGGCACACCCGCTACAGGCTGGAGCAATGAAATGCTTCGCAAATTTTGCGATTGCTGGGAACTTTGGCATTTGAATGATATGCGTCCGTATTGCCAACATCAAAAGGCGCTTTGCTGGGATGAACTGGCAACCGAAAAGGTCACGATTTATCACTATAGTCTCATGCATGAATATTTCATGAAACAGCGCGAGTTGAAGAATCTCGCAAACAATAAACTCGGCGCAGAGGGGCATGTTACTTTGACTGAGGAGGAAAAGGAACTTTGGAACCTTCCAATCAGTAAAACAACATGGAAACCTCTTGATGACCCGCGATACGAACCGCAAAAGAAGAAAGATTGGAATTGCGGCGCAACAGAGGAAAAGACGCTCGGTTGGCTGCGCCCCGATGAACATCCCGAAGGCATTCTCACAAAGCCGTGCCCTGTGTGCGGATATAAATATGGAACCGCGTGGTATACGGAACAGGTTCCCGAGGATGTTCTGCAGTTTCTTTATAACCTGCCGGATAGCACAAAGGATCCGGCTTGGGTATGAGATGATACATATTTTCGTGATATGAAAGTCATGTACAAATAGCCAGAAAGGAGTAAATGACTATGAATAATGATCTCTGGTATGTCCTTGTCCATCACTGGGATGACATGTGTGACGATTATGCCGGTGTAAAATTTTTCCCATCGGCGAAAACGGCCACAGATTATGCAATGGAACAGCGTGATAAATTCAGAAACATTTACGAGTCCGATAACTACGGGATCGAGATTCTGTCTGACACAAGCAACGCAGCGTATTGCGAAACATGTGTCGAGGTCACTGTCACTTACCAAGGCAGTGATGCAATCGCTGCCTGCGAGTTGTACAAAATCGGGAAAGTAGAATTGACCCGGGAAGGAGAATGAACTATGACAAGACCAGATTTGGAAAATCTGCGCAACAAGCACGAATTGGCGGCAAAAGCAGCTTATGACGACTGTTCGTTCAGCGACTACAACTATGAAATGGGTTATGTCGGCGCTCTCAACTATATACTGGAGAATTTCGACGCGCTTTATCTTGGCCAACGCCGTCAAAGTCTCGTCGAGGATGCAGAGGACCACATCTATTCTTACTTTGAAAGCCGTTATGACGGTGATGAAAGCGATGAACTCCCGGAAACGCTTGAAGAACGCTATCAACGTGCCCTGGATGCAGGCGACGCGGAAAGGTTGGCTGAAATTTTCCAGAACAAGTACGATTGCAATATTTCCGAAGATTTCCAATGGGATACGATTGTGGAGGATTTCTATGACTTCTATGATGAATAAAATCAAAATCGTATCTGCGGCAGAAATGTCAAACATCATTGATAAACCGCACGACAGCATCGGTCTTTACCTGTCGCTGGAATCTGACGGACCCGATATCGTCCTCGTTGCCTGCGACAACAGCACCGGCGACGCCTGGCTGGAAGAGTTCTACAGTACAAAAGATGCCATGAGATGGCTGGAAAGAGCGTAAAAGAATGATTATGTAAATCGAGGTGAAGCACAATGAGAACGATAGGACACTATTATCGTTCAAGCAAAGAATATGAACGCATGACAGGCAGAAGCAGCAGCTACGTCAAAAACAACCCGTGCATCCATGCTACCGGAAGTGTTAAAGGAATGCGCAAGCAGTTCTGGGGCTATCGGTGCGATGTCGTTAGGGTTGGGAACTACATCTACAATGTTGGTTAAAGAGTGGTTTTATGAATTGAGGTGGTAACATGAATTGGTACAAAGTTGTTGGTGTTATGGATGACGGCGCAAGAATTTATGGTGAAGAAGTTATTCTTGCCGCCAACTCCAAACAGGAAGCCAGTGAAAAAGCAAAACGAGTTTTGCATAACAACGCCGAAGAAGTGTTTCGCACAGACCACGTTTTTGATCTTGACCCTAAGTTTGCTTATGTTTTTTCTCTCAGAAAGAATATCCCCATTCACTAAGAAATCGTTTTATGAATTGAGGTGACAACAATGACGAAGGAAGATTTGAAGTTTATACGCGACAACCATGAATTTAGCAAGAAGTTTTATGACGATCATGCGACCTGCGGCTACAATTACGAAGATGGCTATGTGGACGCACTAAACCTTGTGCTGGAACATCTTGATGAACTCTGTGGGAAAACCCATGAAGACAAACTCATGTGGCGTGATATTGAAGAAGCCAAGTATTACATCCGTGAATACTTTCAAAATAAATATGATTGCGGATGGTCAAGAGATGAAGTCGAAGATCATATCTGGCGTGCCATTGATAACGGCGATGCCAAAACGATTGCCAACTATTTCATTGAAATCGCAAGTGAAGGATTTTTCGATATCACATCGCGCAAAAACATTGTAAGAGATTTCTACGATTAAGAGGTGATCGCCGATGTACAAAATCGAACTTGATGGATTCCAACTTCAAAGAGTAACAATAGCGCTCAACATGGCAAGGCAATACTTTGTCGATGCCGCTAATGACGAACTCAATCCCGTTCAGTCTGATAAATACATGTTTGTTGCTGGCGAGTATTACGATGTGTTTGATGACATCGTAAAACAAAAAGCAGTTCAAGACAATAACGATACTACGATAATTACAAATCCATAAAATTTATGTTTGATGGAAGTGCAAATCATGGAATGGCTTGTTTATATTGACATCACTGGCACTGCTAGATGCGGTTACTGTTGTTGTTCGCTTTGCTGCGATGAAAACGGTTACAGACCTATAAGGTGCCCACGTTGCGGCGCTGAACTTGATTATAGGCATTTACCCACATTGTACAAAATGGATAAAAACGATACCGGGATGTATCAGGTTTACTGATTGATGGAAAGGGATTTGCTATGGGAATGAGTTATGAATATGCCGGTAGCGCCAGCTATCCGCGCTTTGACGAGGAAGTCTGCGCAGTCGCTGCCGTCTTTGGTGGTGTCAAAACCAAGGAATTGAAAAAGCGTCAGGAGTCTATGCGTAAAGACACCTTTGACTACTGGTTTGGCTCTTACATTTCCGGTAATGAGAACGAAGAGCGCTTTGCATTTTCAGAAGATGCGAACGAAGTCGTTGCCAAGTGGCTCAATAACATTTATGAACCGCGCACCGCTGCGGAGACAAAAGAAATCTGGGACAATGTCCGCGTCAATTATGAAATCAAGGACATTTCCAGCCAGATTTGGAATGAGCTTAAAGAACGTTATCTGCGTGATGAGGGCTGGGAAATTTGCCAGTGATGGAGGTTGAATATGCGATACGTTTTTACTGTCAGTGGTTATCGGACTGCTGAACGCTTTATTGCAGAGTGCGCTGCCAAGCGAAAAGATGTTTTGGAGGCTGGCATTGATACTGCCGATGAAACCGAACTTCCAACTACGCAAGATATTTTGGATGATGTAAATGATGGCGTTGGCTTGTATGATGAAAACGAATACATCAACAGCTGGGGCATTACGGACCATTTTGGCTCTCAACCGCTCTTGCTGATCGTTGGCGAAGATATCATTTTAGCGGACGAATAAAATAAAGCTTTGATGGAGGTGCAATCATATGGAAACAATTTATATCGTAGCATACGACAGCTATGAAGGCCCTGACTATTACGCATTCCGCAACAAGGACACAGCGATCAAGGATGTTGACGCAGATTTCCACAATACGATTTCCAACCTAAAGGCTCAGGGATATCAGGCCACTGTAGCCTGTGATAAACCGTTCCGGAAGGAGCTTTGCGTTCCTGACACAGGGATCTATCACGAATGGAGCATCACAGAGTCAACACTGGAATGAAATGATGGAGGATAAAATGATTACTCTTACCAATAATTTGGACACTATCGGTATAACCAGGTTGAAAGACCTTCTTGTTGGCACCTTTTTTGAGTTTGAAAACAAAATTTACCAGCGTCTCGACTGGGAAGATGCTTCTAACTCCTACGTTTGCTGCTGTGTCCCTGATATGCGTTGCACTGAACTTTCTGGCAGCATCTATGTCCGTCAGGTTGATGTGCAGATCACCGTTACCGGTTACACCAAGGAGGATTGACCATGAAATTCGCAGTGCCAATGAATCTTTCTATCTATTTTGAAATCGATGCCGCAACCGCCGAGGGGGCTGCGCAGAAAATACAGAATGCCATCTATTATAAAGACGATGCCTTGTTTGAAGAAATCCGCAAGGAGTTTAACGATATAATCGACTGCCGTTATATCGAGGTACACGACGCCGACACACTAGAGGTGGTGTGATCTCGCAAATCACTTTGATGGATCATCAAGAAGCATATTGGAACGATGTTAAACAAAAGGGAGACATGATACATATGACAAACAGTGACAAGCTCGAATTCCTCGGCCAGATCATTGACATCTTTGAGGACTTCCTCGATGAAAAGGGTGTCAAGATCGACAATCCCGACCGCGACAGGGATGCCATCGGGGATGCTGCCTGTAGTGACACAAACATCTACGGCTGTGATTATGGTGACCTTTCTGACCGTATTGAATCAACCATGATCAACTGGGGCTTTTTCAAGGAGGAATCATAATGGATGACATGAAGACACCAAGCTTTGATATAGATTGGGCAGACCGCGCCGAGGCGCTCGCTCGTGACATTTATACGTGGTGTATCAAACATGATTGCTGGCAGGATGTCTATATCTACTATAACGGCAAGCGCATGGGTACGAGTGGTAAAGATAAAAACGGCAAAAACGTGTATCGCTACGGTGGCAAGCCATTCATCGAAGACAATATGAATCCGCGTGACTATTTTGAATATGTACGTGAGCCGAATATTTTGAGCATGAGTTTCGAGGGCACTCTGTATGACATTCTTAACAATCATGACATGTTTTTCTTGCAAGATTTGTTCAGCAAATATGGCCTTTATTACGAGTGTGGTAATGCGTGGAATCTGAGCGCATATCCGATCAATGAATAACCTATCTGCTGTAATACCAGCCGCCAAGGGTGAGATATAAAAACTGAATATTGTATCCGCTCTTGTGCGCTGCCAAGAAAGGATACATAACATGAAAAACGATCGTGTCATAGAACAGATTTTTATCTCTCACCCGCAAGGCAAAATGAACGGCATTCCGACCATCACCACCAGTATGCTCTGCAATCCCATTTGTGAGCAGCGTGCCAAGGATAAAACCAGCGTATGCGCACACTGCTATGCCAAGCGTGGTCTGGCCATCTACCCCGCCGCACGAAACCGCTATGCAGAAAACACCAAGATACTTTCCAGCCATGACCTTGAGGTTTACGAGCTGCCTGTTTTGAACAGCCGCATTGCCCGGTTTGAAAGCCATGGCGACCTTGTCAATGTGACCCACGCTAAGAACTACATCCGCATCGCCAGAGCGAACCCGTGGTGTACGATTGCTCTCTGGACAAAGAACGCTGCCTTCATGGATAAGGCCATTCAGGAGCTTGGCAAGCCGGACAATCTGATTTGCGTATACAGTTCCGACCACCTCAATCAGGTCTCGCAGGATTTCTCCAACTACAGTTGGATCGATAAGGTGTTCACCGTTTACGATAAGGCGTACAGCAAGCAGCACAATGTCGAAATCAACTGCGGTGCCCGCAACTGCCTGACATGTCATAAATGCTACGAACACAATGACATCTTTTTCGTAAACGAGACACTTAAATAAGTCCTACTTGCAGTATAGGAGCAGTCTTGACTAGCGTGTAGGACACAGGCATCAGATACTTATGTACCTGCAGATGTCAACCCAGTATGCAGCTCTACTTAGTAAATATCTTTAGCCAAGGGTTACACAACCTTCTGCCTCGGCAGAAGAGATTTATCGTAAAGGAGGTAGCGTATATGGCTACTGTATATGTGCTCAACAAAGACAGTAAACCTTTGATGCCGACGACTCGCTGTGGTCATGTTCGCCACCTTCTGAAAGAAAAGAAAGCACGAGTCGTTAGAACAAACCCGTTTACTATTAAATTGTTGTACGAAACGAATGATGTTGTGCAACCTCTCTATTTAGGCATCGACCCCGGCAGAACCAATATCGGGGTAGCAGTAGTCAAAGGGGATGGTGCTGCGGTCTTTACTGCTCATCTTGAAACGCGCAATAAGGAAATCCCCAAGCTGATGGCAAAACGCAAAGAATATCGTCAGGGACGTAGACATTACCGTCGCTGCAAGCGCCAGCGTCGTGCAGCTTCACACGGCACTTTATCCAAGAAATGCAAAAAGCAAAGCACAGCGCAAGGTTGTAACATCAGCAAGCGTGCTCAAAAGATAGGCGTTTTTGAACGTAATCTGCCTGGCTGTGAGAAACCTGTTCTTTGCATTGGCATTAAGAACAAAGAAGCGCGGTTCAACAACAGAGCCAGACCCGCTGGGTGGCTTACGCCTACTGCCAATCATCTTTTGCTAACGCACATTAACCTTGTGAAGAAGATTTGCAAGTTTCTTCCTATCAATGATGTCGTGCTAGAAATCAACAAATTTGCGTTTATGGCACTCGACAATCCTAATATTCAGAAGTGGCAGTATCAACAAGGTCCTCTTTATCAAAAAGACAGCCTTGAAAGTGCTGTCTCTGAACAGCAAGACCATCATTGCCTGTTTTGCAAGAAGACGATAGAGCATTATCATCATGTGATTCCAAGAAGCGAAAACGGCAGTAACACTATTACCAACATCGTTGGATTATGCACAAAACACCACGACCTTGTACATAAGGACGACAAGTTAAAAGAAGAACTCGCAAAAAAGAAGCAAGGTCTCAACAAAAAGTATGGTGCGTTGAGTGTATTGAACCAAATTATCCCGGCGCTTACGAAAGAATTGGGTTCTCTTTTTCAAGGTCATTTTTATGTAAAAACAGGGAAAAGCACATACGATTACCGTGAGGCACACGGCGTAAGCAAAGACCACTGGCTGGACGCCTATTGTATTGTTTGTTCTGTTCTACCGAGCGGTTGCTTTGACAACACAATCAACAGTCGCGTTCCCTATGAATTGAAGCAATTCAGAAGGCATGATCGTCAGGTTTGCCAGCAGCAAAACGCAAAGAAAAAATACTATCTCGACGAAAAGTTGGTAGCGACAAATCGTCACAAGGCTATTAAACAAGAAACGGACAGCCTAGAAGAGTACCGCAACAATGGCGGTGTGACAGACAAACTTGTCGTTAAGGAACATAAGCCTACAAACAAAAGACTGAATCGTATCCTCCCCGGTGCGCTTATGACAGCAAACGGAAAACTAAACATCATGGTGGCGTCAAGGGGGTTGCATAACGGGATACCGGATTATTATGTTTTTGCTGACGATAGCAAAGCAAGACCAACAAAATGTACGTTAATAAATAAAAATAATGGTATCGTTTTTGTATCAAATTCGGTACCACAATAAGGAGAATCACAATGAATGTATATGATCTTCCCAGCAATGT